CGTCGATGTCGTCGATGCATCGAGAATATCGCCTGCACTGGATTTGCCAAGCAGACCACCGCTCAGGATCGCGTTGACTGCGGTCAAGACGCCTGTTGCAGACGAAAGACCTGCATCAGTTGCAACAGTGTTAATTAATACTAAGAACGATTCTAATGCATTTAGAAAAGAAGCGTCAATTGGTGGACTAGATCCGTCGCTAAAGGGGCCGTAGCGTGAATATGCCATTACATTGTCCTTTCTATTGTCCTACAAACTGGCTTGCAAAGCCAATGTATGCTATAATAATCATGTTGCCTAGCTTCTAACTGATCATTGGAAGCGAAAAAGGAGTAGCCTTGCTCCGCTGGCAACACCACAACACAAGGCAATTGAATGAAAGGCAATTCAATACATGAGTGAAAACCCTCCTGTAAAGCGATGCTATGCATGTGCTCAAACCTTCCCTGCAACTCTTGAGTTCTTCTGGCGAGACAAAGGTAAGAAAGATGGTCTTCGCAATGCTTGTAAAACCTGTGATAGTGCCAGACGTAAAGCATATACTGAAGCGCATCGAGAACTGGAATATCAAAGACATAAGCTTTATCGAGAACGAAACGAAGACAGTTTAAGAGAAAAACACCGCATCTATCGAGAAGAAAATAAAGAGAAAATAGCCGAACGCAAGCAAAAATGGCAGCAAGGCGAACATTGCAAAGAATACAAGAAGCGATGGTGGCAAGAGAATAAAGATCGATTATCTGAAAACGCTCGTCAGCGATATCTGGACAATCGAGAATATTATCTCGAAAAGCAAAGGCAATATCTTCAAACCCCACAGGGTAGAATGGTTGACAAAGCGCACAAACTGAACCGTAAAGCGCAAAAGAGAGGGAGCCAAGGCTCTTATACATCTGAGCAATTAAATGAGCAATTCCAACGGCAAAAAGCCAAATGCTACTACTGTAAAAGTAAGTTAGGTAAAGTTTGGCATGCTGATCATATCGTACCTCTTTCAAAAGGCGGTTCCAACACGATAGACAATATCGTAGTAGCCTGTGAAACATGCAATATGAGAAAATCAGCCAAGCTTCTCCATGAATGGCCTGAAGGTGGAAGGCTTCTCTAATTGTCTCGTGAGGGGGTGCTAGTTGCATCCCCTCTATTATTTTTGTATAACTCAAAACACACCATCTTTCGTTCTACTAGGCAGGGACTTGACCAGACGGGCTGCCATCCGTTGCCTGAACGACCGTTGCTGAGACTTGCAAGATTTGCGCATACGTGAAGTTGAATGTAATTGCGATGGAGGCATCGTATGCGTTCTGTGCATCGCTCAGTGCCGTGAACCACTGAATTGAGGGCAAAGAACCTGGATTGTATGGATCATCGCTTGCAACGATGAGTGCGTATAAGTCTTGCGTCATGTTGTTGCCTGCTTTCTTAGCTAAAAACCGATAACGAAAACTTGACCACTACGAGAGAGCGCATTACCTCCGCCTTCTTTGATCGAGTCGAACGGTCCAACCTGCCCAATTGAATGAGAATAGATTGATGTTTGCGTGGTGGAGCCGCCATCTCCTGACGACCCAAGGGCTGTAATAACACTGATGCCCTGGTTTGTGCCACTGTGCACAAAGTTGATCCCTTGCGTAAACCCACAAAAGATCTGCCCACCATTTACAAATGGCGCATTCAGCGCGACCGTATTAGCACTACCAGCATTTTTATAGTTGTTGTAGTTGATGAGTATAATCTTGAGTCCCGAACCCGTCGCAAAGTATTCAGAGACCGTCATGGTGCCACTCGTCGAGCCATTTTTGACCGTGTTGTGTGCGGTGAGTTGCGTCAAGGATGCGCCCACGATCAACCCTAGTGGATTGATGACACCCGCTGATGATGAGATGCTGGCATCAGTGGCGGCACTGTTGATAGTAACTAAGTAGTTCTCAACACCATTTAAGAAGCTAGAACTTATACCTGGAGCATTTCCGGCAATAAATGGGCCGTAGGGTGTATAACTCATGTTTAACGCCTTTTATGCATGTGTGAATGTAAAATCCAACGTAAAAGTGATAGATTCAAGATTGGTCTTCGGGTTGTGGTGCCAGAGCCCACGAGCGAGCAACACACCAGTATTAGCCGTTGACGTGGCGCTGGTTCCACCGAAGAAACCAACCTCCTCTATGTCGTCACCCACCGCGTCGAGTGGACCCAGATACATACTGATGAACACTTCACCCGTTGAGCCATTGGTGTAGGAGGTAACGGCCTTGCGAAATACCTCTGCACCAAGCTTGGTATCGGCTGCTGTCGGTGATGTGGTACTGGTGCCTAGTGCGACATACGTGATCTTTGGCACCGATGTGCTACTCATGCTATCTCGATAAAGGTTAGATCCTGCATTGGTAACTTGAATTGCTGACATGATTTACCTCCTTTCTCAGCACGGGTAAAGGGTTGATTGAGGGTATAACGTACTTGACGGTATGGGACATGCAAAAACCGTTGCCGTCAAGTTCGCAGACAGAGAGAGCGAGCCTGTAAAAGTTTGCAGGATGGAGATGGGTGTACCAACACCAACATTGATGCTATTTGAAAGCTGCTGCTGCTTCAGAAGTGCAGAGAAGAAGTCCACCCACGACGTATCATATGGCCCCTGCACAGCCGTCACCGTGTACCAGATATTGATGCCATCAATCTGGTCTGACGCCTGCACTGACTCGATAAGCATCTGCGCACTGTACAGCCCATGCATCGGCAAATTCACCGTGACCAGTTGACCTTGCGAGAAGCCCGTTTGCATCGTCGTGAACTGGAGTTGCACACCCTGTTGGGCATAGCGCGTCAAGAGCTGCCCTGCTTCGCTCAGTCCATTGGAGAGTGAGGTGAGCGTGTCGTCCTGTTCTACATCCTCAATAATCCCACTGGTGCCGTCTATCGAGGCTTGATAGGCAATCTGTCCATCATTCTGTGCGTAGACGATAGACGGATATTGGCCCACGTAGACCACTTGCAGTGTGTCACTACTCGTGAGCTTTGTGCCACTGCTGTCCTGCGTGACGACTGGATCACCTTGCGCCCAATAGTAGTTATATCCGGAGGCACCCTTCAATCCGACCGTTTTGCTTACCCCATTGACGGTGATCGTTGGTGCTGCTGCGAGTTGATAGCCCATTGTCCAGCTTTGCGTGTTGCCATCGCCATTGCGTGTCTCTGTTTGCGTGACGGTCTGCTGATACCCACCGATGACGTATTGCCCATTGCGATACGTAGGATTGGCACGCTGCACCGTACACGGTGATTGGACCTGCTCTATCTGGGTGCCATCGACGAGTGTGCTATTGACAACAGCCGTGTAGGGCACAAACCACAACTTTTTGTTTTGGTCGATCTGCCAGTAATATGGGATACCTGATGCACTGGCTTGTTTTGCCAGCGCGTCGAGGGCTTCACTCACTTTGCAGTAGACGAAAGTAGCAGAAGGAATCAAGCCGATGCTGCCACCTGGATAGAGTGATAGACCAGGATAGAGCGTTAACGAGGGTGTAAGACCATCGTCGATCTCACCAACCGTCACGCCCTCCTGGCTCAGGATGTTATTGATGAGGTCATGAACGATATACCCACACGTCTTATTGATGTACGACGCCACGACGCGCCGCTTATCCGCAAGATAGTGCTGGTCAACACAGGTGATGGTGTGGATGAGCGAGCTTTGAAAGCCGGGCTTCTGCTCTTTGGGTTGGGTGATATAGCCGTTAAAGACGAGTGTTCCAGAGGCATCATAGATCTGGACTTGCTGATATTGCAGAAAGTGTGTATTCGTGTCAGAGTGGACAGTAAACGATGCTTGCGACCGTTTGCCAATGGTGTTCTGGATCTGCAAGGTGCCTGCCAGCGTCGTTACTGCGTTGCCATCAATCACGACGTTGTAGGTCTTTGGTTGTTGATATAATCCAGCATTCGTAGCGACTGAGCGAACTGGCATCGTTTCCCTCCTCTCTGTGATGCACTAAGCGAGCACGTGATAATTAAAGCCATAGGTCCCATTGCCCTGCGAGGCAGATGGCGCGTTGACACTGGACACGGTAAAGGTGCTACTCGTCGCACTCACGTAGAGATTGAGCGAGGCACTGGCGCTGTTAATCGGTGTGATGACCACGCGTGGGTTTGTGTAGGACTTCGCAAAGGTAACTGTCACTTGCGAGCCAGCGCTGGGAGATGTGCCTGTCCCAAAAGTCACCTGCCCATCGAGATCTGTCCCTGCGATGACTGGCGCTGGTGGCGATGTGCCAGCGTTGGCACCCGCCGCTGCGGTTGCTGATGCTCCGACCGCAGTGATGTGGTTGATGACTTGAGTGTTACCACCGGTCGCATTCGCTGTATCGAACGATGAGAACGCCGCCACGTTTTGTGCGTCGTTGTTGCCAAAGTAGACCAGCCATGTATGCCCAATCTGGGAGCCGTTGGTGCTCACGTTGTAGCCCTGGCTATTCGTTTGGTTGCCACCGTTCACGGTATTGCCAACGATATTGGCGATGGTGGTATTGCTACCTGAGCCAGTAACACGTATGCCTCTGTACGGTCCAGTTGCAGCACCATTCTCAAAGTTCACGGTGTTGCCGATACAGAACGAGCCACGACCATCAATGAGCGTCATATCGATGCCTGCGATGAAGGTGTTTGATCCTGAACCAAACCCGTCTATATAATTACCGATCACGCGGGTTGCGTAACACTTGGATGCTGCAATGCCCGATGTTCCAGTTCCGTAGATGTGATTTCCTGAAATGCTCCATCCGGGTGCCATGTCCACTGCAATGGCGGCTGTCCCTGCATTCTGGACGATGCAGTCCTCTAGAAAGCCATCAGTACAGCTATTCAAGGTGGTGCCATCATCATAAATGTGGATACCGTTCTGGCTGGCACTGCGTACCTGCAACTTAGAGATCTTTGCCTCTACACACGTATTTGAGATGTGTGTGCCTGCTCTATTGAACGCCGTGAATTGGAAGCCATCACCGGCTACTGTGTTGATGGTGAGGCGCTCAAAGAGAGAGAAGTAGTTCATGGCGACCAGTCCGTGTGCATTGGCTCCACTCGTTGCAGAGTTGCCATTGATCTGGATATCCCTGATCTCCACCGGGCTGCCACAGGTCGTCGCGTTGTTGTACCAGTCTAATGAGGCTAGCACTGGTGTGGTGAGGGCAGTGCCGTTAATCACTTTGATGACCGTGCCAGAACTGGTGTCACCTGCCCCCACAATCGTGATATTGCCAGGAAATTTCAACGTTGCATTGACCATGAACGTGCCACGTGGAAAACACACCACACTGCCAGACGTCGCAGCATTGAAACAGTTCTGGATAGCTGTGGTGTCATTGGTCACGCCGTCACCCACAGCACCGTAGTTGCTCACCCACAGCATCTTCTCTACTGGCACCACGACACTGGCATAAGAAGTAGTCAGTCCCGACATCTCACAACCATCCTCGTATCACGATATTGCCTGCTGTGCTCCCATTGATGTTCTGAATGGCAGCCGTGAGCAGGTGGACAGCGGTAACTTTCACGTCTAGTAAGAGCATCTGACCAGGGTAAAGCAGTGGAGAGCCAAGGCTCGTTGCTGTATCGAAATCAAACTGTACATTCGCTGTAGTGTTATTCTGGATCAATAAATGGTTAACCTTCACAGAGAATGACCAGGATGTATCTGTATTTGCTACCGTTGCACTTGGTTGTGCCGCCGCCGCCGCTACATAGCCAGCAACAGCAGATATCACGACACGCTGTGGACCGTATGTCGTGTTGTTCTGAGTCTGGCTGCTATCCAGTTCTTTCGCGGCTACTGCATTGGCGTTGGGATCATAGCCGCCTTCAAAATCCACATTGTCCGCAGACTGTGGAATGTTGAGACCGAGTGTAGACATACCTTTCCTTTCTCCACTACATGCCGTGAGCACCCACAGCGTAACGA